TTGATCGTCTCTATTTGCGCGTGTTCGCCAGTGACGATGGGGCAAAGCTGCTCACTCATCTACGCGCACTGACGATAGAGCAGCCAACGTGGTATCCGGGCGAAGAAGCCAGCCACGGCTATGCTCGCGAAGGCCAGAACAGTCTGGTCAGGGAAATTGAGCGGCGCATGAAAAGAGCGAGATCACTATGAACGAAACTGATGGCCTGCTGGCCGATGCTCAAATTGAGAGTGACGATAACCAGCAGCAAGCAGAAGAAACAATCTCACACGTTAAGCCTGACAGCGAGACTGTATCTAGTGACGCAGTAGCGTCAGAGGCGGCAACCGAAGAAGGAAAGCCTGAGTGGTTGCCCGAAAAGTTTAATACCGGCGAAGATTTGGCGAAGGCTTACTCTGAGTTGCAGAAAAAGTTTAGCCAAGGAAAGCACAAAGCACCAGAAGAGTACGATGCAAGCGTGTTCTCTGAGGCCGGTATCCCAGAAGATGACGAGCTTTTTAGCACATACAAGGACTGGGCTAAAGAAAACGGCATCAGCCAGTCGGCGTTTGAAGAGCTTGCCGGTAAGTTTATTTCTATGGCCGGTGATGAAGCCGAAGCAGCAGAGATATCTTACAAAGAAGAATACGAAAAACTGGGCAACAATGCTGATGCAATCATTAAGTCAATGTCTGACTGGGCTTCTGGTATGGTGCGCAAGGGCGTTTTGTCTGAGGATGATTTTGCAGAGTTTAAAATTATGGCTGGCACAGCGCAAGGCATGAGAGTTTTTCAAAAGATGCGAAGCTATTACGGCGACAAGGCCATCCCGGTAGACGTTGCGCCTATGGCCGGTGCGCCATCAAAAGAAGAGTTGATGGCAATGGTCGGAAAGCCAGAATATCAAACAGATCCAAGCTACAGAATAAAAGTTGAAAAAATGTTTGAGCAGGCTTTTGGCAGTGACGAATACTCGCCAACATAAAGGTCAAGAGGGAACTGTTTACAGTTCCTTCTTTTTTACATATAATCCCTATTGACAGACAATCGGCTTTCGACCTGTCGCAAACGCTTGGGGGCGTAGCGTGTATGCCCAAGCCGCAGCCCGAAAGGATACCTGCTAGGCGCTAATCGTGTTTTATTTTGAAACGAAAGGAATAGGAAAATGGCCGTAGGCATTTCCAATGCGTTCGTTCAGCTTTTTGACGCGGAAGTTAAGCAAGCCTATCAAGCATCTCGTGCTTTGGCTGGCGTAACCCGCGAGAGAACAAGTGTCGAAGGCAATCAGGTGAAGTTCCCGAAGATCGGGAAAGGCACCGCAACAGTTCGCGTACCGCAAACTGACGTTACACCTCTGAACGTGACTTACTCACAAGTCACAGCAACAATGTCAGATTACATTGCTGCTGAGTATTCAGACATTTTTAACCAGCAAAAAGTCAACTTTGACGAGCGCCGGGAATTGGTGCAAGTAGTTGGCGCAGCTATCGGTCGCCGTATGGATCAGCTTGTTATTGACGCACTCAATGCAGCTTCTTCACCGTCAACCGTTGCAACAACTGTTGGTGGCGCAGGCACAAACATGAACCTCGCAAAGCTGCTCGCAGCTAAAAAGGCTCTGGATGTGAAGAACGTGCCAGCAGAAGGTCGTTGCATGATCATTCACGCAAACGGCTTGTCAGCATTACTTGATGAGACAGAACTGACCAGCAGCGATTTTGCTACTGTGAAGGCTCTCTCAACAGGTGAGATCGACACTTTCCTCGGCTTTAAGTTCATCACACTAGGCGATCGTGATGAAGGTGGCCTGCCACTACCATCAACCCGCACTTGCTTTGCGTTCCATCGCGATGCAATCGGTATGGGCATTGGCATGAACCAAAAGTCTGAAATCAACTACGTTCCTGAGAAAACGTCATTCCTCGTTTCTTCAATGTTCTCCGCTGGTGCGGTTGCCATTGATGACGATGGTATTGTCAAAATCTCAGCGACTGAATAGGAAGGAGATTAGTAATGGCTTTCTCTTCAGCAGGTTGGAACGTGATCGGTGCAGCTAAATCTGGCAACGCACCATCAATGTACACCTACACATCAGCAGACGCGATTGCGACTGTGAACACAGCAGGATATTTCAACGACTTGTCAGACACAGTGGCAGTTGGTGATGTGATCTTTGTTCACGACAGCGCGACCCCAACAATGTCAATTGTTATGGTTGCATCAAACGCCTCTGGTGTTGTTGACGTTACCGATGGCACAGCTATCGCAATGGGTGACGCAGACTAATCTAAGTGGAGCCGGGCAACCGGCTCCCTTTCCCTATTTTGGAGTAGCGCAATGGCGGCTGGTGATACCAAACTATCAATTTGTTCTGATGCTTTGATTATGCTGGGCGCTGCGCCTCTATCATCATTTGCCACTGGCACTGACGAAGCGCAGGTTGCTGATCGTCTTTATGACGATGTGCGCGACACTCTCTTGATGCAATATGCCTATTCTTGGTCTGTGCAGAAAGTGCAGTTAGCGCAGCTTGCCAGCACACCAATCAATGAATGGAAATATACCTATGCACTGCCGGGCGATATTCTTGGCAACCCAAAGGCTGCATTTAATGTAAGCTCTGTGGGTGCGCGGCCAGTTCGTGATTTTGAGATTTACAATCTTGGCCTTTATACTAATTACGAAACAGTTTGGATTGACTACCAGTTCCGGCCAGAGCCAGCTATTTTCCCACCGTATTTTGTGCGCCTATTAAAGATGGCGCTGGCGGCTGAGTTTGCCGAGCCAATCACAGACCAGATAGCCAAGGCTGATTATTATCACGCAAAGGCTTATGGTTCACCGTCCGAAAATATGCGCGGTGGTTTGGTTCGCGTGGCAATTAACATTGACGGCGCTGACCGCCCGGCACAGCAAATACAAGAGTTCCCGATTTCAGATATAAGGTTCTAGCATGAGCCGCATCATCCAGATCCAGAATGACTTTACCGCTGGCGAGCTAGATCCAAAGCTGCGGTCGCGTACTGACATCAGTCAGTATAAGTCTGGTCTATCGACAGCGCGTAATGTGAGCATTCAACCGCAAGGCGGTGCCAAGCGGCGTGACGGCACCAAGTTTGTCTCGGCGCTGGACAGTGGAGCAGCTAACGCTGTGCGGATGGTGTCGTTTGAGTTTAGCATCAGCGATAGCTATATGCTGGTCTTTACACCCGGCAAAATGTACGTCTTTAAGGACGGCTCGCTAATTACCAACATCAACGGCAGCGGCAACGATTTTCTGGCTGTGGCTAGTTTGACTAGTTCTATCTTGCCAGAGATGAACTGGGTGCAGTCTGCCGACACTGTTATCGTGGTGCATGAGGATCTGCCGCCGACAAAGATTGTGCGTGGCGCAAGCGACAGCACTTGGACTGCCAGCACGATCACATTTGATTTTGTGCCTAAGTATGCGTTCACTTTAACTGTAACTGCCGGAACCGCATATAACACTGGTGTGGCACATGACCACTTGGAGCCGTCAGCTACATCAGGAAATCTAACACTAACAGCTAAACATAGCGGCTCTGACGCTAATATTTTTACTGACGCAGCCGCCGATTACATTGGGCAGTACATTAATGTGACACCGTTTGGCCGGTTGCGGATTGTGCGCAAGGTATCATCAGCCAAGCTAGAGTGTTTTGCCGAGGTGCCTTTGTTTGACACTGGAAACATTGATGACGCTGATTGGGAGATTGAAGAAGGTTACGAAGAGGTGTGGTCGTCTAGCCGGGGTTACCCGCGCAGCGTGACATTTCACGAAGGCCGGTTGTATTTTGGCGGCACTAAGCAGCGGCCATCAACTATCTTTGGGTCGAGGGTTGCGACCTTCTTTAACTTTGACCCCGGCGAGGCGCTTGATGATGCAGCGGTTGAGGCGACACTAGACACCGGCACGTTCAATGCAATTGTCGATATTTTCTCTGGCCGTCACTTGCAGATCTTTACGACTGGCGCTGAGTTTTATGTGCCGCAAACGCTAGACACGCCCATCACGCCGAGCAACCTTATCGTTAAGCAGCAGACTGCCTTTGGCAGCAAGCCCGGCATACGATTGCAAAACGTGGACGGCTCGACCTTGTTTATCCAAAGGCAGGGAAAAGCTATTCAAGAGTTTATTTATAGTGACGCGGTGCAAGCGTACACGTCAGCCAAGATCTCGCTGCTGTCATCGCATCTGCTAAAGACGCCAGAGGAAATGGCGGTGCGCGTTGCTACGTCCACAGACGAGGGCGACCGCCTGATGCTGGTTAATGGCGAGGACGGCAGCATTGCCTGTTATACCTTGCTGCGAAGCCAAAATGTTATTGCGCCATCTGAGTGGACAACCGATGGCGAGTTCTTAAATATTGGCGTTGACGTTGACGATATTTATGTTGTGGTAAAGCGCACGGTCAACAGCGTTGATGTTTATTATGTTGAGCTATTTGATGCAGACACATTGCTCGACTGCGCAATAACCGGGGGTGCCGCCAGTTCTGTGAACGTGACACACCTAGAGGCCAAGAGCATTAAGATTATTCGCGATGGCATCGTTGAGCCTGATCAAACCGTGCCAGCGTCACCGTTCACTGTTACTTTCGCCACTGCGGCGTCTACAAGCTACAAGGTCGGCCTTAACTTTACGCCAGAGGTAAAGACACTGCCGGTTGAGCCAAACCTGCCCAGCGGCTCTCTAAAGGGCTTTAAGAAGCGGATCTTTGAGGTAAACGCTGAGTTGTTTGAAACGCAGTCGCTTACCATTGACAGCAAGTTAATCGCGTTTCGCCAGTTTGGCTCAAATGTGTTTGGCAGCGCAGTGCCTGAGTACACAGGCATCAAGACATTACACGGCCTTTTGGGTTATACTTATGATGGGCAAATAACAATCGGCCAAGAGGTGCCATTGAAAATGACACTGCTTGGCATTGATTACAAAGTGAGCGTAGGACAGTAATATGGCACAGGCACTACCATTTATTATGGCTGGCTTAACGGCCGCAACAATGTACTCGCAGCTAAAAGGTGGGCAGCAGCAAGCTAAAGGCTTAATGCGCCAAGCCGCGTATAGAAAAGTGCAGGCCAGATCTGAGGTGCTTAAATATAAGCAGCAGGGCGTTGCAGTAATGGAAAACATATTGCAAACCAAAGCGTCAATTAACGCCCGCATTGCCGCTGGGGGCGTTGAAAGCTTTAGTGGTAGTGCTAAAGTTTTAGGTGTTTTGGCCGAAGCTAAAGGCGCAAACGAGCTTTTCATTAGCCGTGACGGTGAGCAGATTGCCTTTGGCGCTGGCGAAGCGGAAGCATTGCAGTTAGCGTCACAAGCCAAGTCAGCGATGGCGGCTGGCAGGACTGCCGCGCTTGGCACTCTGACGACCGCCGTGGCGGGGCAAATGGCTTTGGGTGGTGCGCCGGGTGGTGGTGGCGGTACTGGGTTAGAGGCTGGTCAGTCGGCAACAGTGTCGAGAGCAGGGTTTAGAGGATACGGCGGCTAATGGCAAAAGATTTAAGATACCGCCCATTGGGTGTGGCAATACCGACAGTGCCTAATGTTAATTTTGCCGCGACAGGCGCAGCACAGGCTCGCGCACTTGACGCCGTTACTAAAGGCCTCAACAGCATGAGCGACTATGTTTACAAAAAACAGGTCGCTCAAACAAAGCGCGAAGCTGCGCAATATTCTTTTGAAAACCCAGTAAGTGCTGAACAAATCCAAGACGCAATATCTCAAGGCAGAGACATCGAAGAAATTGTCGGTGATGCTGACACTGTGTTTGGTGCAGTAACGACTGCAACGGCATCGCAACAGTTAACGACTGAGCTACAAATTGAAGCCAGCAAAAAAATATCTAGCTATTCTGCAATGATTAAGGCTGGTCAAGACATTGACATCCAGTCTATGCGTAATGACTTAACGGCTATGATTGACGGCCACAGCGAATTGATTGCAAGTTTTGACCCAGAGCAAGCGTTGAAATACTCAGCGGCTGTAAACGCAACAGCTTCAACGGCCTATAAATCTGCTTTAGAAAATAAACTACAAATTGCCCAAACCAAAAGCATAGTTAAAATTGACGGTTTAATTAAACAGCTTCCAAACCGCTTAAAGGAAATTATTGGTGCAAAAGATGTTGACGTTAAAGTTGCTTTAGGAACTGCCGCTATTTTAATAGACGAAGCTAAAAACGCGGCAATTAACACTGGCAAGTTTGAATACGCAACAAAGACAGCAGAAGCCTTGAATGGAATGGTTACAAAAGCAAAAATAGGTGTTTTGCTTGACCACGCTAAAAAGCCCGGCAATGAACGCGCCGCCTTGCGTGGCAATTTTGGCGAAAGAAACAACGCACTTTTTGCAACTCTAAATGACGAAGAAAAAGCGTTGCTGCGCAAAACATATCTTGATGAGCAAAAAGAGTTGATGTCTTTTGCTGATGCACAAGACAGACGCGCTGACGCTGAAGTAAAAAACAACATCGAAACACTTACACCCAAAATCACTGAGGCTATAAGAAACAGAAAGTTCGATGTTGCCACGCCACTTATTGAAGAGCTTGAAAAATTAGACGCGGATAAAGCAGAAAAATATTTTAAAGTTATTATTACAGACGGCGGAATTGATGTTGCTGAAAGAATAGTTGAGCTTAACGGCAAGTCTATGAGAAGAGAATTAACTGAAGATGACATTCTAGACGCCTACACTGATCGTGAAATTACCAGTGGAACTATGGATAGACTACTTGGAGAGTTGCAAGCGCAGCGCGACAAAAGGTTTACCAGAGCAGAGGAATTACTTAGCGACCATTACGGAAAGCCGGAAATTTTAGCGCGTGGCAAAACAGGAAAGCCCCCAGAAAATTTGCGGGCTTTTGCTGACAAGCGCAGCGAGATGATTATTAAGTTGGAAGATGACCCATCATTTGATCCAATTGCTTATGCAAAATCTGTAATTAAAGAAGAGACTGCAAACCCGCTAAATAACCCAGCCACTAAAAAAAGAATTGACGACTTGAACGCGGCAATTAACAACAATTCTAAAAGTATGTTTGGACGAGTTATTTTAGACAAAGAAGATCTACTTGTTAAAGCAAGAGAATTGCAAGCAAACCCTAAAGAGGGTGGTTTGTTTTCTAGCGGCACAAATATGGAAGCTTTGTCTGAATTACTAGAGCAGCTTGAAGAATTAAAAACATTGCAGGGCAGCAATTAGATGGATATTAGCAAAGAATACGGCATCACTATGAGTATGCATAGATCCAAGACCCCATTTGAGGTTGCTGATGATGGTCAAGGAGTGCGCACATCTAGGTTGCAACAGTTTCTTGAAGCTGACGCAAATATCGGCCCCGGCGGGTATCGTGACATTTACGCTATGTCTGAGGCGGCTGGTGCGCCGGTAACTGAGGCAGAGGTCGGCGGCACTATGGCTGGCTTTGTGCCGGGCAAGGTTGCTGGCCTTGTTGCTGTGCCGGGCGATATAACTGCTTTGGCGACAGGCTTATATAAAGCTGCATTTCCAGATGAGGATCAGGGTCGGCTTGATGCGTTTATTACGCAGGTTGAGGATGTGTCGAACAAGTTTGGCTCTGGCGCAACGCTTGGTTTCCTCGATGACTGGGCTACGCAGTCCGGCATCTCTGACGAGGTAAAGCAGGGCTTTATGCAAGGCGCAGAGGTTGGCAGCTTCTTTGGTCTTGGACAAGGTGCAAAGGCCACAGGTAAAGGCGTTGCCGCTGCTGGCAAGGCTGTGGCTGAAGGTGCGCCAGCGCGTATAGCAGAACGCGGTGAGGGCGTCACGCTTGGTATGGGCGCTGATCCTATGGCACCTATTGATGAGGCTATTGTGGGCGTTCAGAAGGCTTTGCAAAAGCCAACAAAAGAAAACCCAGTTACTGCTGTGCCGCCAACTGAGACTGAGCCGGGCATCATTGCGTTCCACGGTTCTGGCGCAGACTTTGACCAGTTTAGCCTAGAAAAGATTGGCACTGGCGAGGGCGCACAGGCGTATGGCTATGGGCTGTACTTTACTGACAGCGAGGATATAGCGCGTTTTTACAAGGATGCTGTTGGTGGAAGCGGCTATAAAAAATTAGATTATAACGCTGATGCCGATGCTTCTCAAAGCATAACAGACGTTAATTTTAAAGACGTTGATGGCTATAGATCATACCCAATTGATAAGGCACAAGATTTAATAAAGTCTGCTTTAAAAACTCAAAGGTTTAACGTTGAGCCTGACGAAAAAGCGTTAAATATTTTTGAAATGACATTTGAAAGAGATGGCGCGTTACAAATTGATATGCGCGATGGTACGTCTGTTTCTTTTCTGAAAAATTTTGATGGTGACGAGCTTACTGTAACGCCCCTTAAAAAAGCAGAGGGCAAAATGTACAAAGTCGGCCTTGCTCCCAAGCCTGACGAATTGCTGGATTATGATGCGCCGTTTTCAGCGCAGTCAAAAGATGTTCAAGAAAAACTGCTTAAAGCTGGATATAAGGTTGATGCTAATACTTCAGGCTCTGGTAGCATGATTTTAGATGCTATTATGTCGGACATAGCAAAAAAAGAAACAGCCCCTAAAAATGCAAGACTTGATGAAATAAATATTGAATTAAAAACGCTGGCAAAAGAAATTGATAAATATAGCAAATCAGGATATCGCAATTTCACTGATCCAAAAGGTAAAGCTGCTGCTGAAAAATATGATGCCCTTATGGATGAGCGTGCTAATTTGCCTAAATTCAGCAAAAGTGACGCAAGAAAAATAGCATCAGAAAAAATAGCAAAGGCTGGCATCCCCGGCATCAAATATAAAGCTGCTGGCTCAAGAGGCGCAGCGATAGATGAGGCAGACGTAGAAAAGAACTATGTCATCTTTGACGATAAAGCGATCAAGATATTAGAGAAATATGGTATTGTTGGGCCTGTGGCCATCACAGCATTAGGCGCAGCAAAGCAGAAAGGCGATGAAGATGCCAGTAGCACCTAAAGACCTAGACGCGCTTATTAACAAAGAAAACGCAGAGCGCGATCTGCAACAGGTGAAATTTGAGCAGCCGCCAGAAGAGCCGGTTTTGCCAGAAACTCTTGCGTCCGATCCGGTAACTGAGGAAATGCTCGGCTCGCAAGTTTTGCCAATTGAAGATCCTGTTCAAGTTGCTGGGCTAACAGATTGGGTTCTTGCCGGGGCAAAAGGTTTAAAAAAAGCGACACAAGAGGCCGAATCCAGAGTAACAGAAAAAGGCCCGGCGGCAATTACTGAGATTGTTGGTGAAGAAACAGTAATTCGGCAAGCAACCCCAGAAGAAGAGCTGTCGTTTGCGGCTGATCTTGGCGTGGCAGAAAGCTACACAAAGGGGTTAAATTTCCCTGCTATTGCAGAGGCTACTGGTGACCTTGATCTTGCTGAACACTTGCAATCAATTAAGGACAATAACGTAGCCCTTTTTGAGCAAGCTCGGCGCGGCACAATCTCATACAAAAACTTAATTGACGCGGCTGAAAAGGGCGGCATTGATAATATTGTAATTGAGTTTATGCGCCGTACTCCGGGTTCCCCAGCCGTGGCCGAAGATGTACTTGCTGCCTTAATAGGCGCAAAGGGTATCAGCCAGCGTGTTAGAACCCTTGTAAAACAAGCACAAGATCTCTCGGCTAATGGTGATGCTGATGGGGCGCAGGCTCTTTACGCACAAGCGGCACCCCTTACACAAGCCGAGGCTAGACTTTACGCAAACATATCTGGCGCTGTCTCTGAAGGTGGACGGTTGTTGTTTGCAAATCGCGAGGCACAGCGCCTTGGCCTTTCTGCTGGCGGGCGTGGTGACGAGCTAATGGGGTTGATTGAGCAAGGCAAGATGATGGACTATGAGCGTTACTTTGACGCTTATCTTTCTATTCCTGATGACGCTGGTAGGGCTAAGTTTGTACAATCCCGCTGGTGGGATAAGCCACTAGACTTTGTGGCTGAGAGCTTTCTAAACGCAATCCTGACAAGCCCAGTGTCGCACGGCGTTAACGTGGCCGGTAATGCTGTATTTTCTGGCATCAAGGGAGTTGAGGAAACTCTTGCTGGCGTTATTGGTGCGGGTCGCGTTGCCCTAGGTGGTAAGAAAGAGCGCGTCTTTATTCGTGAGGGTCTTACCCAACTGGACAGCTTACGCGCTGGATTTAAAGACGCGATGCTTGTGTCGGGCAAAGCGTTTATTACTGGTGAGCGTTCACCGGGAACAAAGATTGATGTTCGCAGCAAACGCGCTATTGGCACGACTGACGATTTTGGCGAGGTGTTTGATATGTATCGCCAAGGTAATTTTGGCGTTGCTATGGTTAACACCTTTGGCATTTACAATCGTATGGGTCTGAGGTTTCTTCTTGCAGAAGATGAGTTCTTTAAGGGCATTGCATACCGTGCCAGCGTAAAGAAGCAGGCAATCCAGCGTGGCGCTGCTATGTATGACGAGGTTCTGACAAGGACAGGCGACATAAAGCAGGCACGAGTTGCGCAAGCAGAGACTGAGGCGCTGGTTGTGGCAAACCCGCCTAAGCCAATAAAAATGACAGCCACAGAGGCCGCTAAAGAACTTACGTTCCAAGGTGATTTGGGCAAGTTTGCCGGTGGTGCAGAAGGTGTAATGTCTCACCCCCTAGTCAAAATATTTGGAATACCCTTTTACAAGACGCCAACTTTAATAGTTGGTGAAACATTTAGGCGCTCGCCATTTGCTTTAGGACACGCATTTTATACAGCATACAACAAAGGCGGCAGAGAAGCAGACCTAGCCCTAGCTAGAGTTGCTACCGGCACTGGGGTTATGTCTATGTTTGCCTACACAGCTATGGGATTAGACAGCCCCGATAAAAATGTGATTATTGTAGGGTCTGGGCCTAAAGACAGAAACGCCCAAGCAGCTATGCGCCGGATGAAGATACAGCCATTTTCTGTAAATATTAAAAAGTCTGATGGTACATATGAGAGCATAACTTACTCACGTTTTGACCCGCTATCTGGAATGTTAGCAATGGCCGCTGATTTTGGATATTACTCTCAGTACACTGAGAACGCTGACGATTTAGCAAATCTGGCAGCAAATACTGGTTTGGCGCTTTATAATTACGCAATGACTATGCCGTTTCTACAAGGCGCGTCTGATTTATCTGCCCTGCTGACTGGCCCAGATGATGAGAGTAAAATTGAAAAGGTGAGGCAGTTTTTTGCTGAGAGGCTTGTGACTGCCACATCCTCGGCCTTGCCATCAGTTTCATCGTTTGCTGCGACAGGCGAGAGAATTGCCGACCCGGACGCAAGCAGCAGCATGATGCCAGAGGTTGGAATATTTGGAGAAGATCCAACGCAAATGCCAGCCGAGGTGCGCGGCTTCTATTCTGCTTTGCAAAAAATGAAGGCAAGAAACCCATTTTTTAGTGATAGCGTTGAGCCAGCACTTAACCTTTGGGGTGAGGTAATGCAGCAAGGTAAGGGCGTTGGCTATGAGTGGGTAAGCCCTGTGAAAATTATGGACGCAAAATATGAAGGCGTTGATAGAGAGTTTATGGAACTTGGTGGCGGCGTTAAAATGCCAAACAAAAAAATTGGCGGTATTCTCCTTAATGCGGCTCAATACAACCGCTGGATAACACTAATGAATAATATTGATTGGAAGGGAAAGCTGCCCGGAGAAGATGGTTACCAAAATGGGCAAAGGTTGTTGGATGACCTTGAGGGCGAAATTTACAGCAACGAATACAACGCCATCCCACTTAAAGAAGATAAGCTGGAAAGTTTAAAGAGCATTATCTCAGGGGCAAAAAGTTCGGCAAAGTTTCGTTTGCTTTCTGAGTACCCCGATTTAGCAGACCGCATTGAGGCGGCGCAATAAATAATGTATACTCACGGCAATCATATGAGGCACAAAAATGGCTGACTATAACATCAATGCAATTACACGCCGTGTCGTGTTTACCGGCTCCGCTGGCACCGGGCCTTATGCATTCTCGTTTGAGATCTTGGCTGACACCGACATCGTTGCCTATTTCAATGCAACCAAGCTGACGCTGACGACAGACTTTACTGTGACGATTAACGCCAACGGTACTGGCAGCGTCAACATTGTGACTGGCGGTAGCGTACCGTCAACGCCGACAGCATCAGATCAGATTGTTATTGTTGGGGCGCGTGACATTGAGCGCACTACAGACTTTGTGACAGCCGGTGACTTGCTGGCATCGAGCCTTAACGAGCAGCTTGATGCGCTGACGATCTTTGACCAACAGGTTGCCGAGGAAAACAAGCGTGGCCTACGCGCCCCGGCATTTGACCCAGCGCTAGTTGAGGACGGCGGCGTGGTTGACATGACATTGCCAGCCAAGGCTGACCGGGCTGGTAAGTTCTTGGCGTTTGACGCTGACGGTAATCCATCTGCATCTGGCGATCTTGGTCAGTGGAAAGGGAATTGGGCTGCTGGTGTTGACTACGTTATTGGCGATCAGGTTGTTGATACAACCAACTCTAACATTTACCGAGTTAACAATGCGCACACGTCTGCTGGGGTTTTGCCTTTAAGCACTAACACTAATAGTTCGTACTATGATTTGGTTGTTGATCTCAGCACAGTTTCAACAGCAGAAACCAATGCTGCTAACAGCGCAACGGCAGCGGCTGCTAGTGAAGCGGCTGCGGCAGCTAGTGCAACAGCGGGAGCGTTTTCTGATGATTGGGCTGTTAAGACAGATGGAATTGTTAACGATGGAGTAACGACAGATTACTCATCTAAAGCATACGCTATTGGTGGTACTGGTGTAACTGATGGTGCTGGTCTAGGGCCAGCTAAAGATTGGGCTATTGAGACTACTGGTCAAGTGGATGGCACAGAATATTCAGCTAAAGAATATGCAGTAGGTACGCAGACCAGAGGAACAACAGGTTCAGCGAAAGATTGGGCTACCTATACTGGTGGTACTGTTAACGGCTCACAATACTCAGCTAAGTATTGGGCAGAACAAGCTGCGGCAAGTGTTGACAACTTTGATGATACATATCTTGGCCCTAAGTCAGCCGCACCAA